TCCGGATGCAGGAAACGCTGTTGAGTTTGCTACAACAATAGTTGTTGTAGTAGTATCTGTTAAAGCTGTAGACAATGTAGTAGTTGCAATACCTGAAGCTGTTCCTCCAAAGCTTGCTGTACCCCAACCGAACCCACCTAATTGTTGTGATGGACCAATGTTATAAAAAGGATTACCGGTAGCATCACCACTAAGAGACAAAGGAGTCCCGGTCTCATTAGCAGCCATAGTAATTGTAATTGTTGTAGACGTAGGAACAGAAGTAGCCATAAACTTCACATCTTCAAAAGTTGCATTAGTAAAAGTAGAACTCGATAGACCGGTTACATCAGTAAATAATATTATATCATCTACTACCATTCCGTGAGCAGATGGGAAAGTAACTGTAATTGTCGGTGAACTTGAAGTGCTTGTAAATTTAACACCTGTAATAGATACCCTTATTGGAGTAATGTCATAAAAAGCACCTCCTGAATAAATATATAAAAGTCTATTGGTTCCAATAGCTGCGTATTTAACACCAGCATTGTTGTCAAAATGATGAAGTGCTCTTCCTGCACCAGTTAATTTATCCTCACCTAATTGATCCCAACCACCTATTTTTTCTGGAGTACCATACCTAAAACGTACATTGTCTCCATCAAACCATTGGCCTTCGGCTCCTGTTTCAGTGACTTGTTTATTAAATCCTGGTGCAAACCCTAATTTTTGTAGCATATAAAATCCTGTTTGGATCAAAATATACTACATTATTGGTAAAATCAATCTTTTTTAAACCAACTAGGTAAGCCAGGATACTGACGACCATCGTATATATTTTTTAAAGCTTTTTTATCACGGCCATCATTGTAGTGTAAAAAAACTTGACCACATATTTCTCCGTTAAATGGTTCTCTCCAATGTTCATTCTTTCCATAATACAATAATAGATCACCCGAACTTAGTGTGACTTTAATTGTTTTTTTGTTTGTAGGTTTATAATAAATAGGCCATTTTTTATCACCACCTAAATTTAAAGTACAAGATATTTCACAAGAATTTCTGTCAGTATGCTTTTGTAGTATATCTCCTTTTTTATATAGTCTTGCGTAGGAGTAAGTAGGACATAAGTTATGGCCTACACTTTTTTCAATTTTATATTTTAAACCTTCTAAAATTGTATCAAATGTTGTGTCTCCATAAAGAGAAAAAGTACCTAACGCTTGAGGATCATTCCATACTCCGTGATCTTCATTATAAGGAGAGATGTATTTTGAATCAAATAAAATTTTAGCAACTCTTCTTTTGTTTTGAAAATAATGAAATAAAAAATCTATTAATTCTTTAGATAAACAATTTTTAATAACTTTATATTTATTTTTTTTTAACGACATTAGCTGCTCCTTTCGGTATTGCTTGACAATTAAAATGAATAAATCTAAACGGCTCATAGCCCATATCAACTACATATTGATGAGGCATATAAGACGGAAAAAATATCATTGTGCCAGGTGTTGGTTTATATTGTACTTGTGAAGAAGCATAAGTATTTTTGTTTTTATCTAACTCTGGTAAAAGGTTCATTAAATTACCCGGTCTTGGATCTTCAAATACAGGCATAGAAGTTTTTTCACTACCTTTTAAAAAATAAAATCCAGAAATATGACCATTCCAATGAGTGTGTAATGAATGATGTCCTCCTCCATTTTTTGAAAATTCTTGAACCCACATTTCTGTTATAAAAATATTGTAATTTTTTAAATCAAATCCCATTTCATTCAATAGATTACTTGCAGTTGACCCTGCATAATTTTGTAACGATTTAAATTTTGGATCTTCTAATAAACTTGTAGAGTGATATACAAAACCCATATCTTTTTTATTACCAAATGTTTTGTTGCGACCATCTATAGTTTTTTTAGATTTTTTTTTCGCTGCATCAATATAAGAATTGGATGCCTTGTTTAAAAGCAGTGTATGTTCCGGCACATCCCTTGCCAACCATATAGGACATTTAAAAATATCTTCTTTAATTAATGTTTGTGGAAATTTCATTTAAAAGGGTCTCCTAAATACCATGTAGGCATTGAGTATCTTGTTCCTTTTGTAACGGGTTTAACACGGTGCCATACAAAAGAAGGAAAACAAATAACAGTTCCTTTAGTGTCGTAGTTAATTTTAAAAACACTTTTGTTACCCATTAATTTATCTCTATTATCAAGTTCTACTTCACCCCCTTCAAAATCTGATTTATTAGATAGCATCAACATAGAAGTTATTTTTCTAACTTTATTGTGTCTTAGTTGTCCTGGTACGTTGTAGGGTTTAAACCATGAATCAGTATGCCAACTGTAATGTTGGTTTTTATTATAAAAAGTAAATTGAGAATCTTCATATTGATCCCATTGAAAATTCCAATTAGCGGCTTTGTTAGCTTGATTAACTAAAGGAATAATAAGGTTATTGATCCAATTTTCATTTAACCAAACTATGTGAGAATCCCTTGTTTTTTTTAATTTTTTTAAAACATCACCTGTTATTAATTGATTTTCATAACCTCCTGTAACACCTCTTTTTTTATCACAAGATTTAGCAAATTTAATAATATCATCACAGATATGTTCAGGAATTATTTTTTCAAATAACCAGTAATAATTGTTTAAAATCATTATACTACTTTAAATATACTTGTTAAAATTATATTTGTTCTAAAAGATTGGTTGGGAAGGACCATGTATCGTAGTGTAGATGGAAATAATACATAATCATTTTCTTCTAAAGTTAACATACATGTTTGATTTTTTAAATAGTTATCATTAAATTCAATTACTATTTTAGATTTTGAATCAGGACCAATGTTAACACCGTACAACATTGTGTACTTAGGTGAATCTTTCATACTCATTGGAAGTAAATGATTTCTTAAATAAGATTGTTCTTGAGGTTGAAAAACATTTCCATAACTTTCTTCTAAAGTTATACGCTCATTATAATAAGCTTTAAAGTAATCTACAAAATAAGTATTTAACATATCTAATTGTCTAGAAAAATTAATAGGACAATCTTTTGCAGTATAATAAAAACCGTCTTTAGCTTCTTTATTTTTTTTAGCTCCAGCATCTAAAATTTCTGATGCAAGTTTTTTACGATCAATATCAAAATTTTCTGGCATGTCTAACGTGCCGTGATATAACGCTATTTCACTTAATACTTTCTTATCCATTTCTAAAATATTTATAATTAAAAATTATTTAACTGTCAACTATTTAATCTAGATTTGAAATAAAAATTTCTTTTTCCCAAACTGTATTATCTTCATTCCAAAAATATTGTGTGTGCGCTGCAACTTCTTCTGCAGTTAAATCATTAGGTGCGTCACCTATTGGAGATACCCATTTTGCATTTGGTACATCTTTTACCCAAGATGGGTAAGGTTTGGTTTTCCAGAATATTTGATTAGCAACATCCCATTCTTCTCCTATGACAGCGCCATTTCCTCTAAATGCTTTTGTTTGATCCCCTAAAACATTTTCAGAATAATCATCATAATATTTATTGTAGTGAGTATTCATAGAATATTCAATCCACTGTGCTGCAGGCCAATTGTTATGAGTTTCTAGATATGCTTGACCTATGGCTTCAGACCTAACATTAGATTCATCTAACATAAATTCTTCCGCTAAAGGTGTTATATTTAAAACAATATTGTTTCCATCTATTTTTGCGAAATATGCCATTATACTCCTTTAAATTTATACCTTACTATAACTCCACCAGTGTTACCGGACTGTTTACCTTGCCCTTGTTGTCCACCCATTGTAGTAGAAGGACCTCCACTAGCATAAAGAACGTCTGCTCCTGTAATACCATGAGGGGTAGCATTACGATTAGTAGGACCCGGATAAGGAGTTCCCGGACCACCGGCTCCGCCACCAGAACCACCTCCACCTGGGAACGGGGGTGCTCCAGATGTTTGTCCAGGGTTTCCTTGAGGGGGACTTGTTGGAGGAACGTTTCCGGCACCACCAGGTCTTGTGCCACCGGCTTGACCACCACCTCCACCGCCAGATCCGCCATCTCTTCCAGGATTTCCTCCAGGACTAGCTCCTGATCCTCCTCCGCCGCCTCCGGCAGATGTAATGCTAAAACCTGATGATGATCCACCATCAGTTCCTTGTATTCCTGGTCCACTGACTGCTGGTCCGCCACTACCGACTGAAATTGGATAACCTTGGGCCGTAACTGTAAATGCGCCAACTGGACTAGCTAATGGAGATACAGGTGAAAAACATCCACCAGCACTTGCATTGTTTGCTCTAAAACCACCGGCTCCACCACCGCCAGCTTCCGCACCATTCCATCCTCCAGAAGATCCACCGCCAGCAACTACTATGTAACTAATTTTGTCGGCAAAAGTTGAGGGTGTCTTACAACAACCTACAGCAGAAACACAAAATGTTCCAGGACTTGTAAATGTGTGAACTTTGAAGTCACCATCTTCTGTAATAGTGCCTCCAGTTGCTTCAATGTAAAGTAAAGGAGCAGCACCTCCGGCACCAAATCCTAAGACTTGATAACCAAAAGATTTACCTCTTCTGTTTTTAATATTTTTTGTGTTCTTACCTGAGGTAAGTTTATTTTTAATGTCTCTCATATCTAAATTCCTTATGCGTCGTTAGCGGCATCAGTAGTAAAGAATATTTTGATACCTAGAACTCTTGCGTCGGCACTAAATGTATCTCCACCTGCGTTTGCATCTCTAAATAATTGAAAGTAAGTTAGTTGATCTACTGCAGGAGATCCTGCAA